TATGATCGTAGCAAATAACAAAATTCCAAAGTCAAAAGTATGGATTATGCCTGAAGGCAAAACAAGAAATGAACATTATAAAAATTTAGTTTTACTAGCAGATAAAATTATTGAACATGGTTACAACTTGAGTTCAAGATTACATGTTTTATTGTGGAGTAGTAAACGTGGCAAGTAAAGGTTGGAATAAAAGTATGGGCGACTTTTGGAGTTATCAAATAAGAATTGGAAATGTAAAAGCGAAACCTATGAGTGGTAACTGTATGTTTTGCAATGAGGCCATTGAAGAAACAGATGACGACCATAGTGTTTGCAATAAATGTTGGATTGAAAAAATTGGTGATGAGAATGATTGATAAAGATAAGATTGAAAAAATAATAACTGACTTATTGATCGCCTTAGGCGAGGACCCAACACGTGACGGATTACTTGAAACACCTAAACGAGTTGCAAAGTATTGGAAAGAGTTTGTTGAATATGACGCAGGAAAAATTGATACTGCTTTTGAAAGTGTAAAAACTGACCAAATGGTTGTAGTTAAAGATATGAAAGTTTGGTCACTATGTGAACATCATTTACTACCATTTTGGACAGAGATTAGCGTTGGATATATAACAAGAGATAAGGTTTTGGGATTAAGTAAATTTGCTCGAATAGCACACAAACATGCTCATAAATTGCAATTACAAGAGAAGTTAGTTGATGATATTGGTAAAGAGATTAAAAGAATAGTTGGGCATAATGATGTTGCAGTATATGGTAAAGGTCAGCATTTATGTATGGTAAGTCGTGGAATACGTACGGACGGAATTATGGTAACATCTAATTTAAGTGGTTGTTTTAGAAATGAAAATGAAACAAGACAAGAGTTTTATAATTTAGTAACAACATAACCGATACCGACCTAAGCAAATGGGGAGATTGATTGCCTCCCCATTGCTTTTACCTGTTGGGTTTATAAGTCGTCTGTTGTTATTTTGCAATAACGACATTGAGCAAAATTGTCATCTAAGTAAAACATGTCATGACCTGAATCCTCACAATTATATGGAATAGGTTCTTTGTTTTCCTCAACTAACCGACCTAAGTTGCTCCAGTTGTTTGCAATTGCAGTATCAGTGATTTGAACGTCTTTCCAATGTTTCTTATAAACTTCGGCTCTAACGATCAATTGCTCTACAGTTGCGTCACTTTGTATCAATAACTTAATAGCTTGACCTCTTTTCTTATGCTCATTGTCATTAGTAGGATTGCCTAAAATGTCGTTTAGCACACGTTTAAGGTTTTTTCTTAATTGTTTTTGCTCATCATTATTGACTTTAGTTACATTGACTTTAGTTATGTCGTTAGTATCTTGACGTGGGTGGTGTTTCTCTGTTGCTACCCCCATGTTAAAATACTGTAAATACTCTAAAGGTGAGTTAATCAAATAGTAATTATTACTTCTTTGATGACCAGTTTCTTTATCGTATCTATGCTCTACAACTACTGCTCCTAAGTCAGTTAATTCTTTTAATGCGTTCCTTACTGTTGAATTTGATACACCAATAAGTTTTGCAATACGATTATGACTAGGAAACGACTTAGTTGTGTCTTTGTCGGCATGTCTTGCTAAAACGCAATAAACTCGAACTGCTTGTGCTGATACTTCAGAATAGATTAACCATTCAGGAACAACAGCAAAGTAATTGTCTGCGTTAAAGCTCGCCATTAGAAAGGTGCAACGTCATCAGTATCAGGCATTGGTTTTGCCTTAACCTCAGTTTCTTTTGCGACCTTTTGTAAATGTGCAGTAGGATTTTGCAAAATTTCAATTAAGTTACTTGCGTCCTGTTTTGATAAATTAGGACTTGCAACTGTTTCTTTTGCGTCACTACTTAATGCTTGATAACCTGCACTCTCAACTTCTTTAATTAAAGTGTTGATAAATGCTTTTTGTTTATCACTAGCATTGCCTTGCATACCTTGACCAGTATTTATATTTCTTTTAGGTAAGTCATTACCAAAAGTTTGGTCTTGGTATTTCATAATGATGTTTACAAATTCATCTACTGTACTTTCAACATCATTTATTTCTACTTTATCGTTTACAATCAAGTCAATTACGCCTTTAAAAGCGACTTGTGCAACGATTAGTTTATCTTTATTCATATATGTTTTGTCCTTTTCTCATAGCAGTCATGACAAGCGTTAACTTCATAATTGATTACGTCATTTTCAGGACGTAAAAAATACTCAACGTCATCAAGTACAACATCACAAAAATAGCATTGTTGAATCCTGCTCATTGATTTTTAATTAGGTACTCGTTAACTAAAAAAGTCAAGCGATCGATTTCTTTTATTTGTCTTTTAGACATTTTTGAACGATACTCCTGTACTAATTCAGTTGCTTTTTTAAGTTTGTCAGGTGTGTTTGCTGTCTGTACTAATAATTCAGCACAAAACAAACCCTCTGACATACTTGTTGGTTTAGAAGAAAGAAATTTGGTCACTACCTACTTCCTTTCTTACCATTGTATACATAAAGACATTGCCTTTATGTGAATGATTAGGCATATTACATTTTTGACCTGTAATAATGTAATCACTATTTTTTGAGTTTAACTCGCTTATGCGTTGTGCATAAGTTGGTATATACTCTTGTTGAAATGAAACACCACAAACAAAAGTATTCTTACTTAACATGTCAAACACTTTTTCTGTTTGCGTCATTTCTTTTATTTCATTCAACGTACCGACCTCCAATCTTTGCGATCAATTCCTTGTTATCAGAAATCCAATCATTTATTGTGTCTTGATACCAAACAGGTCGTCCACTAATTGTGCCGTCCTGTATAGGTAATTTGTTTCGGTGTTTTAATTCAGCAATTTTTGACGGAAACACTTTTATTGTTTCTGCAATTTCCTGAACACCTATGAGTGGTAAATCATTAACCACTTTTAATGTCATATATTTCACCTCCTTAATGTGAAAAAGGTAAGGCAAAGGTGACAAGTATTTTGCAACCTGTTCTTACTGCCGTACTGAATAGTCCTAAAACAAAACACTTGCGTGTATTGTACTAAACAGCTTATATTGTCTGCCTTGTGTTCGTTTGCACGAACTATGCGTCTGACAATACAAACCCTCTACCTTTTGCCTACCACGTACTACTCAACCTGCTATATACGTACATAATGAAACAGGGGAAATGTCAAGTAGTACGTGCTAGACAAATGCCTAGCACAACTTACTTATGGTTGTTTATCTATTAGCCATAAACACCTCCTTTAATCATTTAGAGGAAGTAAGTTATTAATTCCACACAGTAGGAACGTCTTTTTTATATTCAAGCTCCCACAGTTGCGTTTCTGTTAATGTTTTTCTATCTAACCACTTTTGGAAATCATAAACAAAACTTCCAAACATTAACGACATGAACAATACGCCAATGACTTCAATAGACATTAGCAGTTGTCCTCACTAACTGAACTTAATTCAAGTTCACTTTCAATGATATTTTCTTTGAGTGTTCTAAACTCGGTTAGTAAGTCAAGTAACTCAAAACGTGTATGACGGATTGCACGATACTTTGGATTAGTTAAGTAAAAGCTATCACTTTCCATAATCCTATTTTTCTTATTTTGTAATTTGTGCAATTTGTCCTCTACACTTTTAATGACAACGTCAATTACGACATCATCATTAGTGATTGCAATGGTATTCTTATCCAACGCTACCTCCAGTACTGTTGTAAAAATGAAGTGGTACCTCATTTATTTTTTTAATTTGTTCCTCGACTATACGAGTTGCACATGTTGGGTCTTTATAGTTTCCTATATCTGCATCTCGTTGATCGTATAACGTATGAGTAACAGAACGATTACTCCAATGACAACAATAAATACTTGCGTTGCTTTGACTTGATAAATTAACAGTTACAATTTTCTGACTTGGAAATACTGTATAAAAGTATTCCGTGTCTGAATGATACTCAGCATTATCAGTAATTTCTAATCTTGCGTGTTCATTATATTGATTGTTGTACCAAGTTATAAAGTCGCAGACAAACATGTCATTGCTTGTTCTTTGATTTATAAAGAAATCGACTAAGGCAGTTCCTAAACCTGTTCTAATATATCCGTCACTATGACGATATAAGTCAACAAGTTTAACTTCATTACCTTTAAAGTCAATGTCCATAACTCTAATTGTTGCTCTTGTACTCATTATTCCTCCTCCTGTAAACTGTCAACGTATCGACTAGGATTTGGAAATCCTGCTCTATAAACATAATGAAATTGCTTTTTAAACAATTCACTTTGTTTTTTATTTTGTAAATGTGCTTGTTTGTTTAACCAACCTTGCACTTGTTCATGTACGTTGTTTGAACGTTCAAGTGGTAAATAAACTTCGCCACTATCCATGAACTTAATCTCTTTAGGCAAATAGAATTGCTCTGTTAATGCCTTAGAGTGTCTTTCAGCAAACCAATTAATGATTAAAACATCTTGCTCATCATCAATTGTTATGCCGTCTGATATTTGCAACATCTGTTGCTCCTTTCCGTAACCAACCTTTGATTACTATAAGACGCACATGACATGCGTCCTAACTAATCAAATGAATAGATTTTCTTTTTCCGTAGGTGGAATGTTTTCACTTGTTTGATACGACCATTGAGTGTGTTTACTTAGTGCAGGTGTAACCATTTCTAAAATAACTGTCACTCTAGGAACGTTTTTCAACTTTTTTTTCTTAATCCAATCTCTTGCGTAATCGATCGCTTGAGTTTTAGTTGAAATTGATTTAGGAACTCTGACTTTCCTAAACTCAACATTGTTGACAAAGATACTAAATTCATACCTCATGACCTAACCTCTTTCTGAATTTCTTTAATTCGTTGTTCCAATCGTTTTGCGTCTGCTTTACCAAAGTCAAACCAGTCAGGCATATTTGTTTTTTGATTAAACAAAAACCTTAAACGATTTATAACTGTTGCAAGTGAACCATTACCACAAGCATTATAAAATACTTCATCATTATCAATTATTAATAATGTTTCGTTTGTAATTCTGTCACTCATGACTTAACACCTCGCTTTGCGTAAAAGTCGTACATGTTGTCTAAATGCTCAACTTGTGCGTCTTTACAATAAACACAGTCACTAATAATGTACTTGCAATTATTAATGTGCTTTAAATGTACCTCTGCACCATTGCTAAAAAAGTCATCAACTTTCATACTTTTGATTTCTAATTTGCCTTGGTTACTTGCGTAGTATTTAACTGTTGTAGGTTTGTCATTTTTGAAGTAAACAATGTAACCTTTAAAGCTTTCAAGTAAATCTTTCTCATAAAGATATTTATTTGAACTACTCCAGTTACCAGATGAAATCCACCTCGCAACGTGGTTATCGTTGTTTACATATACATGGTATCTATAACTCATTATATTTACCGACCTTTCTGTTGCTTATGCAACCTAATTAATGAATGGTGCGAACACCTATCTGCTCACGATCAACATGAGCAGTTAGCTGTTAGCGATTAATTAACTTACACATAACAAAGTGAGATACTTTGTTTGCATAATGTAATGGTTGAATGACAAATACTTTTCTAAAAGTACCTTCAAACAATCCCCAAAATTCAATTTGGGAGTATAAAGTTTCGTAAGCATAACCACGCTCACAAGAATAGTTATTACACATACTTTCTTTGTAATAAGATAAAGATTGAAATAATATTTTTAACCATTCAAGTTTGACTATAAATTTCAAACCTGCCTTTAATTCATATTTCATATCCCCATAGTTATATATATTTGTATATTCTTTGACAGTATTCATTTACTACCTCTTTCTGCAACCTATATGTTGCTACCAATTAACATGATTAATTCTTAGCAAAATATAAATATCGACCTCGATTAATTACAGCATTTTTTATTAGCAAAGTATCGTGAACAGATGAGTATGAAAACCTCGCTGGGTTGTCCCCCCGCTTTCTTAAAGCTTGCAGAAGTTTTGATGTGTTAAAGTCAGGGTCACTCCAAACTGACTAATAATACTAAATAAGAGAAATAAGGCCTCCTGATAAATTGATTGCGTTCATACTTATTATTTTAGTACCTCAATTGCAATATGCAATTAACAATTGCACTAAATACGTTGAAAACGTTGATTTTTACATTTTAAATGCCTTAAATAAGGCGTCTAAGATACCTTAAAAAAAATTTAAAAAATTTGCTAAGAATATATATATATGACGAAATTTTTGCACATTAAGTTAGTATTAAGACATGGAACGCAAAATATTTAAAAGCAAAGATGAAAAAAAAGAAAATGACATTAAACAAGTCATAGGATATAAATTTAAAGACCCAGTTATATGGCAACGCCTGATTGAAGCATTGCAGGTTGGAAGTTATATTGAGGACGCTTGTCGCTATGCAGGAATATCATCACGACAATTTAGAACGTGGCGATCACTTGCTGATGAAGGAGTTGAACCTTACGCAACTAAATGGGAAGAAGTACGCAATGCAGAAAGTACATCAATAATATCTAATCTTGCAAATATAAAAAAAGCAGGACAAGACGGAAGTTGGCAGGCAAGTGCATGGCTCTTGGAACGTAAATATCCAGACAAATTTGCTAGGCGTGATAAGGTTGAGGTACAAACAGACAATAAGAAGTTTGATGTTGAGTTATACTGGGCAGACGGAAATATCATTGATGTAGATGACGCAGAGGTTATTGAAACTTCCGAAACTTCCGATACTAAAAAAGACAAAGACAATGAGTAAAGAACCTAAAGACATAAATAAAGAGTTTGAAAAAATAACAAACAATCTAAATATGAATATTGAAGTGTTTGATTTAACTAATGATGACGCTTTAGTAAGTGACTTATACGATCAATTTACTTATGAAATGCTTAATAGTGTTGTGATGATACCTTTTACTTTTATTGCTCAACTACCTGATGTTGTATTTGATGAAGTTATAAATATATTACGTGAACTGCATGACGGAACAGACAACTACTAAATTAAAAATCAAACTTCCTAGTTTGCATAAAGGACAAATTAACGTTGCTAAATCTAATGCACGTTTTAAAGTTTTATCAGCTGGTAGGCGTTGGGGAAAAACAAGATTAGGTGTTTGGTTATGTCTTGCAACTGCAATGCGTGGTGGTCGTGCATGGTGGGTTGCTCCTACATACGCAATGGCGTTAGAGGGTTGGAAAGATTTACGCGTAATAGGTGCAAGGTATGGAATGATTGTTAAAGAGAGTGAAAAGACATTAATTACTCAAACAGGTGGAATGGTATCTGTTCGTTCAGCAGATAATCCTGATAGGTTAAGAGGTGCAGGTCTTGACTTTATTGTATTAGATGAGTGTGCCTTTATGAAAGAACAAACATGGAAAGAAGTATTACGTCCTACACTTACTGAACGTCAAGGTGGTGCATTGTTTATATCAACACCAAAAGGTTATAACTGGTTTCAACGATTATATGAGGACGCACAAAATTTAGATGATTGGGAAACATGGCAATTGCCTACTACAACTAATCCTTATGTGCCTGTTAGTGAACTTGAAATAGCAAAGAAAGAAATCGGCTCTTTTTTATATAGTCAAGAGTATGAGGCACAGTTTGTTGAGGCAACAGGTGGAATAATAAAACCACAATGGTTTAAACATTATAAGAGAACACAACAAATTGAATATGACAAAATAGGAATGGAAACAACAGTTGACTATTACCAACTTGACGATCAATTAGTTAGAGCAGACGAATTGTCTATCTTTACAACAGTTGACCTTGCAACATCAACAAATGAAAACGCTGACTATACAGTTATAATGACGTGTGCAAAAACTAAAGATGATGATTTACTTGTTCTTGATGTTATTAGGCAACGCATTGAGGCACCTGACATTATTCCTGCATTAAAAGTAAATCTACAAAATTATAATCCTGCTTTCATAGCGATCGAAAAAGCTGGGTTTCAATTGTCATTAATTCAAATTGCAATGCGTGAGGGTTTGCCTGTTCGTGAATTAAAAGCAGATAGAGATAAGGTTGCACGTGCATTGCCTTTGTCTGCAAGAATGGAGGCTGGTAAAGTATGGTTTGATAGGCAAAGTATGTGGTATTCTAATTTAGAAAGAGAGTTATTACAATTTCCAGCAGGTGAACATGATGACCAAGTTGACGCTTTAGCGTATGCAGTATTGCAAAGTGTTCGTCAAGGAAAATATAAGGCATATTGATTATGGAGGCAAGAGCATTGGACAAAGGGGTTGTGATTTCCACTAATGCGTTCACCATAACCCCAATGTCCTTAGAAAGAATTATATGAGTGAAAGACGTAAACTAAGCGACATAATATTTAATCGATCAACAAGTGAAAGAAAATACTTTAACTTTTTTCGTGATGACGCAAGTTATTATGGAAACAATAATTTCTTATGGGGTTGGAATACAAAAGCTGGTGAGTGGAATGTTGAGAGTATGGGCAATGGTGCAAGTAATTCAGCAGTCGTTGCTTGTTTACAATTACTTGGTACATCATTTAGTGAGGCCAATCTAGTAGTCGAATTTAAAACAGAAAGTGGTGAAACAGAATACTTGCCTAATCATCCTTTAGAAAAATTAATGCAACGTCCTAATCCTTATATGTCTGGTGATGTACTTGCACAATATATGATTAATGCCTTGCACGTATCAGGTGACGCATACTTACTTAAACAAAGAAACAATGCAGGACAAGTTATAGGTTTATATCCATTAATGCCTGAAAACGTCACACCAAAAGGTAATAAGGTTGATTTAATAACTCACTATGAATATGAGAGCAATGAGCAAAACATAATTGTATTACTTAAAAAAGATATAGTTCATATTCGTTTAGGTTTAGACCCAACTAATCATAAAGTTGGTTTCTCACCTCTCAAAAGTGTTTTGCGAGAAATATATGGCGATGAAAGTGCAGGACAACTTGCAACATCATTATTAAGCAACATGGGTGTGCCTAGTGTTGTTATTACACCTGCTGACAATTATGGATTAACAGATACAGACGCAGAACAAATAAGTAAAACGTATCAACAAAAAGTAAGTGGTCGTAATAAAGGAATGCCTTTAATTTTGTCAGGACAAATGAAACTTGAAAAAATGTCTTTTAGTCCTACCGAACTTGACATAGGAACACTTAGGCGTGTACCAGAGGAACGAATTTCAGCAGTATTAGGCGTACCAGCAATTCTTGCAGGTCTTGGTGCAGGTTTAGATAGTGCAACATATTCAAACGCAAGAACATTAAGAGAGTTATTTACTGAAAACAAATTAATACCAACATGGCGATTAGTCGCACAAGAAATTACTCATCAATTATTAAATGTAGATTATTTAAACGATACTGAACTTGTTGCAATTTATGACTTTAATAATGTTCGTGCTTTACAAACAGATTTAAACGAAACATATACAAGATTAAATATTGCTGTACAAGGTGGTTGGATGTCTATTGCAGAGGCAAGACGTGAAGTTGGATTACCAGTACAGGAAAATCAAGATATATATTATGTTCCAAATAATAAAATTCCAACACCTGCTGACTTGTTAAACGATACAGGCGAAGTAACTATACCAACGTTTGATGAAATTGAAACTGAGGCAGAGGAACAAGCAGAGATAGTTGATGAAACAATTGAAGAAAGCAGTATTGATCGTGAAATTGAAACTAAAAGAATTGAAATAATAGATGGTGAGTATTGCGTTTATAGTGAGGAAACAAATAAATTGTTTGGTTGTTATCCAACACAAGAATTAGCACAAGCACGACTTGAACAAATTGAACGTTTTGGTGAACAAGGTAAAGCAATGCTTGATGAAGATATTTTTGATAATCCTATTGAGGCAGAGGAAAGAGCAAAAGTATTAGGTTGCTATATTGGTGACGGAAATAGTCATCATGAACATCAAGACGAGGACGGCAATTTAGTTTATATGCCTTGTAATACTCATGAGGAATACGAACAAATAGTAGAGAGTTAAACATGGCTCTATATGACGATTTAGATTTTACAATTCCAAAAGGTGCAAAAGAAGAGGCACAACGTGGTTTAGATTGGCGTAAAGAATTTGGTCGTGGTGGTACAAGTGTTGGTTTAAATAGTGCAAGATACATCTTAGACAATACAACAGCAGGAGCAGAAAAAGTAAGACATATTGCTCGATACTTTCCACGTCATGAAGTTGATAAAACAGCAAATGGTTATAAACCTGGTGAGGACGGATATCCAAGCAATGGTCGTATTGCATGGGCATTATGGGGTGGTGACGCAGGTCGAAATTGGTCACAAAAATTAGTACGTGCAATGAATAAAAGAGATGAGGAGGCTAAGTCAATAAGTGAACTTGTTAAACGAATAAACAAAACAAAAGATTTAGAACAAGAGTTTCTTGCAAGTGAGTTTGAAAGTAAGGAAACTAAAGATGAATTGTGGAATAGCTTTAATGATTTACTTACACCATGGGATTCAACATTAACTAAAGAATACTTTGAACTATTACGAGTACAAGAGTTTGACGCAATTCAATTAATTAAACAATATCCAAACAACTTAAATGCAGTACAAGGAATAATTAATTCTCAAATTGATCGCACTACAAAGAATTGGAAAGCTGATTTATATGACTTATATCTTTCAATGGGTACTGACTTTGCCTTTTATCAAATTGAATTGTTATTACCTGAAACAATTAAACGTGTTAAACAACAACCACCAAGACGATTAAAACCAAGACAACAAATAATAGCAAATGGATTTTTACCTATACGAACATCAAACGCATTAATACCAATGCAACCTTTAGTGCGTAATAGTGAAAGTATTAAATTTGTAAGCGATCGCTTAGATACTGTATTACCAGAGTTAGCTAATACAACAAAGAAAAGATTAAACGTTGCTTTAAGACGTGGTGTACAACAAGCACAAGAGTTAGGTTTAACAGGAACAGCATTCAATGATTATGTTGCTAATGAAATATCAGACGTGTTAGGTAAAAGACGACTAAACAGAGCATTGACAATTGCACGAACAGAAGGCCTTGCAATAAGTCAACATGGTATGGAACAAGCAGTAAAGAAATCAAAACTTGATGTAGAAAAAGAATGGATAACTAGACGTGACGGGTTAGTTCGTGACCCACATAGACGCATAGACGGAAAACGAGTACAATTTACAAAGCAGTTTAATGTTGCTGGTTATAAAATGGATTATCCAGCAGACACTAAATATGGTGCGACACCAAACTTAGTGGTAAACTGTCGTTGTAGTTTGATTTATCATAGAAAAAGGCGTAGGAGTATATGAAAGAGATAAAAAGTGTTCACTCAATACTTACTGATGATGTTGAGGGCAAAGTAGAGGCAGTATTTTCTGTATTTAATGAAATTGATAGTGA